CGGAGACATATTAATGTTTGGAGATCATTTTTATCACGCAACAATGAGAAAATCAGTGGCCGTATTTGGTACACTGTTTAATAATATATCTGTAATAAGAAAAGCATCTGATGGTAGTGTATTAAACCAGGTTAAAGTTCCTTTAGCTTATGGACCAAAACAAAAATTCCTAGCTCGTTTAGATCAAGAAACTGGTTTTGATGCTCCTATGGCTATTAAATTACCTAGAATGGCATTTGAAATGACTAGCTTAGCTATAGACACTAGTCAAAAATTGCCAAAAAGAACTGTAATAGTAAACGAAATAGATTCTTCAGATTCTTCTAAAAAGAAAACTGTTAAATTTTTTACTTCTTACGATATTGGTATGTCACTCTATATTATGGCAAAAAATCAAGACGATGGATTACAGATAGTCGAACAGATACTCCCGTACTTTACGCCAGAATATAGTGTGACTATCAAGCCAATTGATGGATACGACCACAAGCAAGATGTTGCTATTATATTAGGAGATTTGCAAATATCTGATGAGTATGAAGGAGAGTTTACCCAGAGAAGAGTACTAGTTTATCAACTAAACTTTACAATGAAAATGAAGTTTTATGGACCAACTTCCAAGACAGGTGTTATTAAAGAAATTAATATTGATTTTAATAATGATAAAGGTGGAGCAGAAATATTAGAAAATATGGATATTACCATAGATCCTGAATCAGCCGATGCTGATGATAATTATACTGTTACCACTACAATTAGTTAGGTATGATAATGGATAAGAAAAAAAATATGGCCAAAAGTCTGGAAAAGAATCTACCACAAAATATTCAAAACAGACCTTTAGAAGACAAAGACATCAAAGATGATTATGAATTTTCTAGGGCAACATATAAAGATTTAATTAGAACAGGAACTAGATCATTAGATGTTCTTTCAGAATTAGCTCGTGAATCAGAGCATCCAAGAGCTTTTGAAGTAGTAGCACAAACAATCAAACACTTAGGTGATACTACAGAAAAGTTGATGAATCTTCAAAAACAGAAAAAAGATCTAACACAGGAATCAGAAGAATCTAAACGAGTGACAAATAATAACGTCTTTATAGGAAGTACTACAGATCTACAAAGGATGTTATTAAAGAAAGATGATGGAAAAGTTATAGATGCCACGCCGAACCAAGAATAATGAATTTGGTTATCTAGGAAATCCTAATGTAAAAAGGGATGGAGTAGAGACAGAATTCACTAAAGAAGATATTATAGAATATCAAAAGTGTATGCAGGATCCTGCATACTTCGCTGAAAAGTATGTTAAGATTATTAACCTTGATGAAGGATTAGTTAATTTTAAGTTATATCCCTATCAGCAAAATATGTTTAAACATTTTAATGATAACAGATTTAGTATTGTTTTAGCATGTAGACAAAGTGGTAAATCAATATCATCTGTTGTTTATCTACTATGGTATGCATGTTTTCATCCAGAAAAAACTATAGCAATACTCGCGAACAAGGGCGCGGTCGCGAGAGAGATGCTCGCCCGTATCACGCTCGCGCTCGAAAACTTACCCATGTTTTTACAGCCAGGATGTAAAGCATTGAATAAAGGTAGTGTTGAGTTTAGTAATAATAGCCGTATTATAGCTAATGCAACATCAGCTAGTTCAATTCGTGGTATGTCCATTAACTTATTATTTTTGGATGAGTTTGCATTTGTTGAAAACGATGCACAGTTTTATACATCTACCTATCCCGTAATTACTTCCGGTAAAGATACACAGATTATAATTTGTTCTACTGCTAATGGTGTTGGAAATGTATTTCATAAAATCTGGGAAGGTGCCGTACAAAAAACAAATGAATTTAAAAACTTTAGAGTAGATTGGTGGGACGTTCCAGGAAGAGATGAAAAATGGAAAGAGTCGACAATTGCTAATACATCTGAATTACAGTTTGAACAAGAGTTTGGTAATACTTTCCATGGAAGAGGTAATACTCTTATAGCTTCTAATCATCTATTAGCACAAAAAAGTATAGAACCGGAATTTATACAAGAAAATGTGTATATCTATAAGCCACCGATAGAGGATCACGAATATGTGATGTGCGTGGATACAGCGAAGGGTAGAGGACAGGACTACACAACCTTTAATATTATAGATGTTACAACAAATCCATTTAACAGGTTGCAACCTTTAGAGACAATCTAATATCTCCGATTTTAATGCCTGATATTATATACAAGTATGCTACAAATTATAATCAAGCATACGTGATTGTAGAGAGTAATGATCAGGGTTCTGTCGTGTGTAATGGTTTATATTATGATTTAGAATATGAGAATATGTTTGTGGAATCTACAGTGAAGTCTAATGCTTTGGGCGCTACAATGACCAGAAGGGTTAAAAGAATTGGGTGTTCAAGTATAAAAGATTTAGTAGAACAGAAAAAAATTAAGATAGTTGATTCCCAAACCATTATTGAAATGAGTACTTTTGTTGCAGTTGGTAATAGCTTTGCAGCTCAAGCACCAAACCATGATGACTTGATGATGAACTTAGTTTTATTTGGTTGGTTTACAACAACTGATGTGTTTCAGACTTTAACAAATATCGATATGAAAGATATGCTTTATAGGGAAAGATTAAAGGCAATACAAGATGATATGTTACCTTTTGGTTTTATTGAAGGTGCACCGTATAACGATCATAAATATAGTAAAGACGATGATGGAAACATCTGGTTAGAACAGGAATGGAAGAGAAGTATATGAAGTTGTTCAATAACTTTTTAGAAGAAGAAAAACAAGAAGAGCCAGTAAAAATAGAGGATCTTCATATTGTTATATTGGGTAAAGGAGACCAAGAGGGAACTTTTGCGGATTTAATCCAAGATGCAACTCAGAAGATTGGTATGAAAAGTACGATGGTAGAAGTTGATGAAGCTTTTATATCATCTAAAGATATTGAAATTGGAGAGGTAACTATTCGGAATATAGATGGTGAGGATAAAGATATTACTTTAAATGTAGAAAATACTATCATCTTTGTAAGAGCTGGAGCTCTGCATTCCTTAACAGCTCAAGCTTTGGTTTCTTCTTTGCAAACTGTAGGATTTTTCCTAATAAATGATTTAGAAAGTATGCTTCTTTGTGATAATAAGATGTCAAATGCTATTACTATGGAAAGGGGAAATGTTAATATACCAAGAACCTCTATTGTAAACAATGTTAAAAGTATTGAAGAAGCCCATAAAAATATCGGGGGTAAATTCCCAGTTATTATAAAAACCTTAACAGGAACACAGGGCGTTGGTGTATCAAAGGTAAATGATATGTCTTCTCTTGTTTCTGTTTGTCAGTCTTTATGGAAATTTAATGCAGATGTTCTTTTACAAGAGTATTTGGAGTTAAAATCAGATGTAAGAACTTTACTAGTAAATGGAAAAATTATTGGAAGTGCTGAAAGGGTAAAGCAGGATTCAGACGAGTTCCGCAATAACGTTCATTTAGGTGCTAAAACATTACCCTATAAGCTTTCGGACGAAGAAAAACAATTAGTAGTTTCTGCAGCAAGAGCAACAAGATGCTCATACTGTGGAGTAGATCATGCAAAGGTTGGTGATAAATTATATGTTTTAGAAGTAAACGGATCCCCAGGAATAAGATCACACTTTATGGGATATGATTTAGAAACAGGGGAATCTACTAGAAAAATATCTGATATAGAGATATTGACTGATGTACTTTTATTCTTTACAGAAGAAAAAAGAAGAAGACCTCTTATGAGACAAGAGGTTGGATATATCGAAAGTATTATATTAGATGGGATGGAAGAGAATCCTATAAGAGCTAAATTCGATACTGGTAACTCAGCTTCTGCAACAATGCTACATGTAGACAATATGGAAATAAAGGGTGACAGTGTAATATGGCAAAAGAATGGAAACAAATTTAGAAGTAAAATCCTTTACATATCAGAGCCAAAAAGGGGATTAAAAGAATTTGATAGAAGACCAGTAATAGAACATGGTATAACATTTAACAATAGGAAATATACAGTAGAATTAGGATTATCTGAAAAGGATACTGCGTCAGAGATGTTAGTAAACAGAAAACTTATGACAAAGTTCAATATATCAGTACATCCGAATAGATTATTTGTTGTAAGTGATGTTGCATTAAGGAATGATGATTCAGATCATTAACGATGAAACATGATTATTTATAAATAAATGTATTGAATATTCGTATTATGTGTAACTTATTAACTAACTCAATAAAATAGAGGACAAAGCGATGGCATTTTTAGTATCACCTGGCGTCGAAATCAAAGAAATCGATGCTACGAATGTAGTCCCAGCAGTT